TTGGTTTCTTAGCTACCTTACTAAGATAAACAAAGAATGGAGATTGCTGCGGAGCAAGCTCTGCAACTCTATCGCCAAAATTAAAGACCCTACGTGTGTCGTCTAAGGATACACCAGTGGCTGTATTGTATTGATTTGGACTATATACATTAGCCATTTTCAGTATTTCCTATTCTACGCCCTACCTATCGGTTTTCACACACTCAAAGCGGGCGGCCCTAAAATGGGCTATTAAAATGGATTCTTACCTTTATAATCGGCTACCATAGAATCCATCATACGGTCTTCAGGAGACGTATTACTAGCATCCTGATTTAGACCTGTTACTACTCCCATCGGTTGAGGAATCTGCTGTGCTCTTTGGGTCTGTTGAAAACCAGCACTAGGCTGAGTATTCTGAGTCCCTGGAGCAACAGTTTCCCCTCCCGCTTTATTGAGAGAGTAAACTTTCCATAAGTTCTCCACAGTCAGAGATTCAGGGCTGGACATAATCTTCATGAAATCATCAACAGTAGCATCATTAGCATTAAACTTAGTCTTCAACTGCTCGCGAATAGAACTCACTTGCTGTTGTTCTTGAGCTCTCTGCTGATAAGCTGCTCTTTGATGATTCTGCTCATCGATAAAATTCTGACGTTCGGCTGCCAATAGCTCTCTGTCATATTCTCCTCGAAGGCGATTATATTCATCCATATCATCTCTCCACGATTCATTAGCATCAAGATACCTGGCTGACTCTGAACTTGAGTCTTCATAGGCCTCTGCTCTACTGAATCCATGTGGTTTCTGTGGTCTGGATGGCGGGTCTGGGAATTCAAACTGCTCTTCTGCTTCTGAAGGTTGCCCTTGGCGGGGTGCTTCAGTTCTTTCAATAAGCGTATTAACCTGCTTCTGAAGCATCTCATTAGTCTGCTTCATTTCGCCGAGTTCATTATTACGCTTATCCGCTTCAGACTGCCAATACTGGTATCGTACCTCTTCATTATCGGGTGTAGTCGAAGACTGCGCAGAAGGGTCTGCTCTCATTTCAGTGGGTTCACCTTGTCTAGTGTCCACTCCATCATCCGTAGTCGGTTTTAACAACTCATCGGGGTCTTTACTTCCGAATATTACTTCATCAACAATAGGGTCTACCTGCGGAGTGAATCTGCCCTGCTCATCGCGGGGTTGAGATATACTCTCCTGCTGGGTGTCTACTTGATTCGTGTTGTCTTCCATTTTCTTGTTTTTCCTTTCAGGCTGCTCTCCCTAGGACTTAGGAGAGGTTGAACCTTTAGTTGGTTTGGAAGCATCTCGTACTTCCTTTTTAATTTGTCCTAACGCATCATCAAGGCGTTTCTCAAAGACGGTTCCTGCAGCTCTCGCTTTGGTAGAGGTTCCATCCAAACCTGCCTTAAACTTTTCAAGTTCAGCCCTTTGTTTCGCGTGATATGCCTCACGTTCACGGGTCTGTAAGTCTCCCTGTAGTTTCTTAATCTGCTCCTGTTGACCTTGAACTTGCTGTTGAAGTTTGCCAATCTCATCTGTTCTCTGCATGACTCCCTCCATATCATATACTTCTGTTTTCTTTAAAACTTCCTGTCTATCAATTATACCCTGTTTATAAGATTCCATATACATCTCAAGTTGAGCATAGCGATTGGTCGGTAATGTCGAACCTGTAACAACAACTACATCATAACTGCCAATACTGATATCATTTAAAATTCTTGCCTGACCCTTATCATCAATCATTCTCTTGTTAATCATATATTCACTAACTGTATTATTCGGCTTTAGTATCCTTACGACCTTATCTTCTTTATAAAGCTGCTGCATAAGGTCTATAACAACGATACCCATCTTCCTGAGCCCAAATTCTATATCAGCAAGCTTACTCTTCATCTTCCTCTGTCCAAATTCATCAAGACTGATAGTAGCTTTATATGTATGCGGAGCTACCTGAGAGTTCCCCATCATCATCTCATAAAGTCCCAGTGCATGGTCAATGTCTGATGCTGCGTTCTTTTCATTAGTATAAAGTTCATTAGGAAGAGGAGCGGGTTGAGCTACGATAGGTTGTCCCATATCAAAATCAACTTCTATTCCAACTCCTGGCTGAGCCCATTTCTCTTCAAAGTCTTTCATATCCACAGAACCAGAGGGAACAAGCACTTTAAGATTAGTAGATGTAGTAGCATGTGCAATTATTAAAGAACGAGTTTTGTTTATATATTCCTGTAATCCCTTTACCATCCTTACGTCACTTATCGGATATGGAGTCCTTGTATGCATATTCATAAAAAAGATTACTGGATAATGCTGAGTGGGAAGAGTTCTTTCATAAAGGTATTTATCTCCCATAACAACACACATCTTTACTCTCTTGACTGTAACGACAACATCGTTAATTACGCCTTTCTGAATCAAGTCTTGATGGGTTGTCTCTTCTGCCTGTGGAGGCTCAGGGATTGGCTGTCCTGTCATCTTAGCCTGAGTAGCTATCTGACTATACTGTTGATTTAACTGGTCCATAACCTGTTTTGCAAGCTGAGGATTTGTAACAACCTGTCCATTTACAATCCACGCAGGTTTCTTAATATAGACTGCATATGCATTCTCATCAATCATTTCTTCTCTGCCATTCCACGTTTCGTGAATACGATGCATCTCCATATGAACCTTAGTGTATCTCTCATATCCTCTTATATACTCATCATCCTTACCAAAGGTAGTCCTTGTTTGCGTCTCTGAATCCTCTGGGAAAATAGCCTCACCATCATCTTCTCTCGTAGTTTGAGGCATATCTGTAGTAAAATTATCAGTTGATGCATTCGATATAGCTTTCTTATACATCGGATACATCTTCTTAGCCTGGTCTTTTGTAAATAGCCTTGATATTATAATATTCTCTGCATCTTCGCATGCTCTATCTCTACTATTCGGGTCTATATAAACATTAAGCGGGTCTATGTCCTTCAAGCAGACATCACCCTTTCCGTTATCCTTAGTTGGGTCTTGATATACAAGTACGCATCCCATACCAGTAACGTAATAATCATCTATTGCATTTCTAAGGACCTGGTCTCCATCAGATACATGCCATATATACTCCAGCATACCATTTATTGCCTGAGCAGTCTGATTATCGCTATCCTCTCTAGGCGAGACCCTAAAAGAAGGCTTATTAGTTGTTAACATTGCCTTTGCAGCTTCAACAGCTGGATGAATTCTATTAACGACTATAGGAGCCTGACCACGAGCTTCTAAGGTTTTACGCTGTTCAGCAGTCCACTGTTTTCCATATCTAAACTCACGGTCTTCCTGCGCATGCGTTGCCCAAGTATCTCTATTCTTAGAATAAGTCTTCCAGATATCTATAATCTCGTCTACATTTTTTTTCATTTTAGCCATTATGCTGTCATCCAATCAATAAACTTGTTTTTCTTCTTGGAATCTTTTTTGTCACTGCCCTTTCTTACCTTACATGGGACCGAATGGTCTAGAGCTGTCCAAATAGCATCAAGCACATCATCGTGCCTACCTTTAGGATAAGAAAGAAATTCCTGCTGTGCAGTTATATCTTTTGCCCTGAAAAAGAATTCTCCTTTTGCTAACATTGGTACCAAAGAAAGCAATCTTTCGCTCTTACGCGTTCGGGGTTTAACACCTTTCTCTAAACCGGGGATATAAATATTCTTCTCAATCATTATCTTCTTAACTGAGGCTCTTAAAGCCTCCTGGTATGCCACAGTCTCTATCTTCATCTTTTTAGGTTTATACTTTTCATAAAGTTCGATAATCTTATCAGGCTGTAACGCAGGGTCGAGTCTATTTCTGTAAATATCCACAATATATTTATTATTATGAAAATCAATGGCAAGCAAAGCAACCACAAAATAGTCAGCCCTAATAGATAGAGAACTAGCAGGGTCCACCCCCGCATAGATTTCAACAGGTACAATCTCTTTTTCATCTCCCTTTTCCTTTACCAAGCAGTTCTGACCATCAATCCTTTCAAAGTCATAATGGTGTAACTTTATATATTCTGGTTTAAAAGGAGCACTATCAGGACTCTGGGCAATATTCATATACTCCTGATAAAACCCATTCAGATTTCCAACACTCTCATACTCTTCTTTAATGCTCAATATCCTATCAACTGGGAATCTTGCAGGCCAGATACTCTTCTCATCATCATCCCATATCGTATACCAAAGCGTTTTCCATGCAGAACTCTCTTTACCCCAGTTCAGGAAACAATCTTCTGATATAACCGTGCCTATCATTATAATCCTACCATCATCACTCAAAGAAGGCACAACAGCTTCAGTAATCCACTTTCTATTCTTCACACGAGCTTCAGGAGTCATAGCATTAAGTTCTGACTCAAAATCATCAATTATAATAAGGTTAGGACGAGTATCGCCTTCAATAAAACCACGAACCCTCTGACCAGTACCAACTGCGACTATTCTAGTCCCATTTGCAAGTATAATATCATTATTCGTCCATCTAGGAGCTGTTCTACTTCCAAGGTCTCCAAATGTCTCTCTAAAGGTATCTGACTGGTCAAGGTGATACTTTATCCTACTTAAGAAGTTTATTGACTGAGCCTGTGATTCTGATATAACAACAATAAATAAGTCCTCACTCCCTTTAAATGCTAGCTTCCAAAGAGGGAATATAAGAGAGCATACAGTAGATTTAGCAGTTCCACGAGGAGCAGCTATAAGAACCCTAGACACCTTTTCATCCCTGAGGTTCTTATATATCTCATTATGGAATAAAGGAGTAGTCCTTTTAAGAGCTGAGGGAAAACACAACTTCCCAA